TTCGCCGCAGGACGTTCGTCATACAGCGATTCTACTAAAGATACAGCAAGCCGACATAAATCAAAAGATGTATTGGGTTCAATCTTCTTTCCGTCATCAGAATCATAAAACGGCTCGCAATTGTATTGTGTTGCGGCGTCATTGCCAGGGTAAAAGGCGTCGCTAATAAAAAATCCGGCAGGATCAGGCAAATGGAACGACGCACGACCAAAGTCAATAATCTTCATAATACGACCATATGTAGGAACCTTCATAAAGCCAACTACCTTACCTGCCTTACGAATACGATAATACAAATGAGTCTGAGATGTGCCGGACCACATCACATTGTTTGAATGTAAGTCGTTGTGAACAAAGCCAAACATATACTGTGCCACAGTCAGTCCAGCAATAACTTGGAATAACCAAGATGTCCAACGAGCTTCCTTGGTTGGTTGAAGAGTCTCAGAGTCTTCATGTTCGTCGTCAATCAATTCATCTATAGTTCCTTCGGCACGTTCCAGAAGAGTTACTTGTACAGGAAAGTCACGAAACTCAACAAAAATATCATCGCCTTCATATGACTCATCATCCTCTTCATCACTATCTTCATTGGAATCAGCAGTATTAGGGCTCATACGCTTTAACCGCAGTTTAGGTGCAGTAAGCTGAACAGGTTGTGTTGTATCTATATCAATATGAGGTGTATCTTCAACAGATGCCTTACGAGGTTGTACAGGTTTTTCTACAATCGCAGTCGCATCAGGAATATCTAATGTATCAAAATCATCATCATTCAATTCAGACAGACCAGTTGTGTGAAATGACTCTACCTTGGCCTTAGTTTCCTTGTCATCTTCCTCGTTATCTTCCTCCGTTTCGCAGAGTGTAAATAATCCTAGTTTTTGATTGCGATTCCACCAAGGCTCTTTTTTCATAGAGTAATATTCATCAGATATATTGTAACGGTATTTTTCAACCCGTGCAGTAAATGTTCCAAATGATTTGCACCAATGAGGTGATAGACCAGTAGTGACCATATTGTGGGCAGCACAGGCAAATAATGTGTCTACGTAGGCCTCATTAAGTGGATCATTAATTTTTGACAACGCACGTTTCCATAATTCGCTAGGAGCCGGTAAAGCCCCATCAATGGGCCATACATAATCACCTTCCATGGCACTTGCTGCATCAAGCAAGTGAATACGTTTGATGAATATTGGCTGAACAGCCCCATTTACAAGATGAAGAGCAGCTTCAAAGCCTGAATCGCCAATACGTTCTAAACGCACAATTTTTTCGCCAGATATGCCTAACCAGGTATTTTTGTAAGCATTCGTGGAACCCCCATATTCTGGGCATAAACGTTCTAGTGCTGAAAAATAAGACTGAATATTCCGAAATTCAGGTAATGCATCACAAATAGGAGATGGTACAGTTCCGTTTGAAGGAGTTATATACAGGCTATCAGGCAGTTTAGCAACAAGTGGTTTTGCGACATGAACCGATGTGCGTGGTACAGTTGAACTATTATGACCACCCCCACGTCCCCCTCCGCGACCACCTCCACGTTGTTTCATGTTGCCACGTCCTTTGGCCATTTCTACACGAGTATACCGGGTCTTATTTCAATAACCAGACGCGATAAAACTCTAAACGCATATGCGAATATACGTTTGTAAAAAAAACAAAGTTACATGTATACTATGGCAAACAATACACAAAATGTATGGGGTCCTCCTCGTCCGCCTGCACCTACATCCTTGAGTTCTATGATTCCATCTTTGGCCCCTGATGCAACGGGTTCACGCCCACAAGTGAATCTCCGGTTAAGCAAGTTTGATATGCGTATTATTCCAGACGATTCTGTGATTCTTATGATTGGTCGTCGTGGTACTGGCAAATCGTACTTGATTAAAGATTTAATGTGGCACAAAAAGCATATGCCTGTAGGAACGGTCATATCAGGTACAGAAGGTGCAAACGCTTTTTATTCGTCGATTGTGCCAAGTCTCTTTATTCACGAGGAGTTCAATCCTGCGATTATTGGTAATGTTCTGAAACGCCAGGACGCAATTATGAAGCAGATTCGCAAGGATAAGGATACTCGTGGTACAAGTACCCTTGACCGCAAGGCATTCATAGTGATGGACGATTGTATGTACGATACAAAGTGGATTAACGATAGAAACGTTCGTTCCCTATTTATGAACGGTCGTCATTATGGTCTATTGTACATTCTTGCCCTTCAGTATGTCTTAGGTATTCCGCCAGTCCTCAGAGGTCAGGTAGATTATGTGTTTATCTTGCGTGAGAATCAGGTCAGTGCCCGCAAGAAGATTTATGAGCAGTTTGCCGGTATTTTTCCATCCTTTGAGTTATTCTGTCAAATTATGGACCAGTGTACCGAAAACTATGAATGCCTAGTCATTCATAACGGAGCAAAAACAAACAAGATTGAAGATTGTGTGTTTTGGTACAAGGCTCCTACGACTCCTGATTTTAAGATTGGTAGTCGCGAATTATGGATTCGTTCGGCAGAGGCAGACCGTGCTCGTGAAGCGGCGGAGGCGGCTGGCGAAACTGGTGCAATGCTCACAACCGGTGGCGGTACGTTAAAAGGCCCTCAAGTCCTAGTACGTAAGTATTAAATACCGGTGCTACCAAACCCACCCTCACCACGAAGCGTGGGTCCACCAGGAATGACCTCTACAACCTCTACCGACGTAAACACGCTCAGGTCAGGGCTACAAATCTGAAATAGACGCGTATCAGGTGATACATTATAGACATTTGGCTTATCAATATTATCCACAGCAGCAATCAGCTTGCCACGGTAGCCTGCGTCAATAATGCCGACAGAATTTGCCAACCTTAGCGGTGTCTTAGAAATGCTGGAACGGGGCATCATGTAGTAGGCACGAAACCCGCCAAAGTCAGGGTCCCATAGTCCGGCGACACACTGCTGCGAAATCTTCGTCACACCCTCAACGCCTACCTGAACGCCCTCACAATACAGGTCAAAACCAGCATCACGCTCCTTTAGGGGCTTTGCGTTGTACGCGGCGGCAGCGGCAACATAAACATCGCGGCTAATAGAATCAGGCTGAATATATAGTGTATACATTGTGTTGATACTTACATCACAATGTAGCAACCCTGTAATCATTTTTTTTAAGTTTATTTACTGTTATTTTTTCGAGTAGTATTATACGTTGAAAAAGTATACCAGGTTTCAAAATCATTTGTGTCAATCGGCTTAAATCCTTTTGTTTTCATAGAAGAATCTTTGTAAAATGTTCCGCCTGTTAATACAAGTATTTCCTCGCTGTTCTGGGCTTCTTCATCAAACACTAATTCCTCTATTAATCCTTTTATCTTAGGGAAAAATTCATCCAATGTATAGGTTCCATTGCCCTTTTGAATCAATTTACCCTTGTTTATTTTGCGTAGTTCTTCTTTGACTTCATTTGTAAATGTATAGTGTATGTTCTGTGTACTTAGCGTGGGAACATTTTTAAGATGAATTGTAAACAAGTGCCCTACACGTTGTTTATCTTCAGGCAAAGACCAGTCTCTTTCAACAAATAGATCTGCCATATCTTTCTTCGGGGTTGTAGACACAAATGGCGTTGTCTGTTTTATAGTAGAATCCTTTTTGCTATGTCCTCTATACACAACTTTATTTGTACGAGTTCCATATTTTTTAATAATCTCTCCAATTTGTTTCCAGCACTTTCGTTTATCACAGTTGTAATACATGGCAATATAACAAAGTATATATGCTTCTTCTTTTGGATGAAGTAATAGATGTTTCATAAAATCTCTTACTTTATATACATTATTTTTTTACAGCCGCCGTTCTACGGACGTTGCAACTTCCACAGCAATGCCTAACTCAGCAGCCTTCTTTGTCTTCTCATTAGACACACTAGCGTCCTTGACTACCAGCAATGTAACCTTTTTACTAAATGTATCTGCGACTACACCACCCTGTGCAATAATAGCCGCTTCCAACTCCTTATTGCGGAACCCAGTAAACAGCACAATTTGACCAGCCATCTTGGCACCCTTGGGCGACGCCGGCTTGGGTGTAGGCGGCCGCACAGCTGCCACTCCAACGCTCGCCAAAAACTTACGAAACTCGCCTAGCTTTGCTAGCATATCATCCACAGACTCAGCAGACCAACCACCCTGCGTCATAATTTTGTCCTTAGTATCTGCAGTCGCCACTAAATCACGAGGTATCACGCCAAACGCCGCCTCCATACGCTTTGTGCCAATACCGCGACCAAAAATACCGGAACCAACAGCCCACTGTGTCACGGAAGCCTTGCTTTTGGCCGCCGCAATCGCATTCACAAGTTTGGTTGCCCCCACCTTAGCAAATCCATGGCCGTCCAAATCCGTAACTGTAATCTTAAAGAAATCTGCCGGCATACGTAGGCCAATGTCATAGAGCTTTCCAATAGCCCCTTCGCCGCAAAAGTCAATCTCCAGAGTCTGTGCGAAATACAACAACGCCTTCTTCTGTACATCAGGATTCGCACCAATATCATCTAAAATCGCATCCACACCAGTCTCATTCCAATGCCACTTTGCAGGAGGCATGGCCGGTCCAGTCTTGGATGGTGCCTTCACATCCTTAATATAAGGAATCACGTCACCACTGCGAATAATATCCAAAAACGCACCAGGACCAATGCCGTTGTCGTGAATAAACCGTGCGTTAAATCCTGTGGCATACTGAATCGTCACGCCACCAATGTTGACGGGTTCAAAGTTCACCGTAGGTTTTAGAAATCCGTCCTTTGACGCCTCCCAAATCACTCGCAATACCTCCGTGGTGGCCATCTGGTCCGCAAATTCCATCTTAAACGCAAACGCAAAGGTAGGATTGCCGCCCTCACGCCGAGGATAGACGCTGTTATGGGCCACAATAATACCATCAATCTCATAGGCCGACGATTTCTTGCGGCTAGCCAACACATCGCTCAGATGTTCAATTGTCACTTCCTTATCAGCCGACCAGCGTGCAACCTTGAACGTTGACTTGGAATCCAGCAAGGTAAATTGCTGGATGGGTGTAAGAGCCTCAGGAACAATGACTTCATACGCAACTATATCAATTAAGGCCATAAGATCCTTGCGTTCTTTGGTCATGGTCTTCTGGTTGGCCAGACCGGCTACCATCTGACGAGCACCGGCACGGCCTTCCTTGACCTTTTCGTAATTCGCCTTGGACACAATTAACTCGCCACGCACAGCGTATGTCTCCAAACCAGGAAAGTCGCCTATCTGAATGTAGGGCATCATAAAGCTAATATCCTGGCCAATATGTCCATCGCCACGAGTGTATAACGCACGCTTGCCGTCCTTCTTGACGACTAAACACGAAATACCATCAAGTTTATCACTAATACAGACCTGACCAGGGTAACTTAATACCCAACCAGCAAGGTTATTCTTGTCGGGCTTAATTTTGTCCATGGACCCAAGAAAGTAAGGTAACTTGACCTTGGCCTTGGTGGCAACTTCGGCACCGACACCAGCGGTCGCCTCAGACGGACCAAACGTCTTGACAATATGTTCCTTCAAGCGGTCATAGTTTTCGTCAGTCAAAAGCGACACACCCTTATTGTAGTATTGGTCATTGATATACTTAATAGCATCTTCGAGTTGTTTCTTTTTCAATGTAGGCAATACCTTGAAAAAGTCAGTTTGTAGCGATGCCACAACCTTTTTAACTGCCGCGGACATGGTTCTATGACGTTCATAGAATATTCTTTTTAGACCTGCTTATAAAAGTGATGTATACGTTGATGAAATATAACGAGCGTTTTTATAACCAAGTGTTTGGAGTTTATCAACAGCCAGGCGTGCTCTGTGACCTGTATTACAATATGTAAGAATTCGAATTGTTTTATCGGGGAATCGTCGTGGCATTTCTTTGTCTAACTCAGCACCTGAAATATGAACTGAATTGGGATAATATCCTAGTGTAGTGCGTTCTGTTTCTGTGCGTACATCAAGAATAAGATCAATTTGCTTTGTTTGGATATATTGTTTTGCTGCTTCTGACGAAATTCTATAATTGGAAACAATCGCATAGCGGTATAAATAGACAGATAATCCTATAATAAGCAATGCTATCCAGCCAAAATATTTGTTTTTCATAGTTCTATTTTATATAGATATTTAAAAATGAACTGGAGGTTTTACAATAAATTCATAAATTTTTCGTAAGAATCGTACCAATATATTGGATTGTTTTGGTTGTACATAGGGTTCATTTAATTCATAATATGTATTGTGCTTGGCTTCAATAATTGGTGTCTTTTCCGTAGACATTTCTACCCTAAATAATTATTTCATGTTTAGGCCCATCGTCGTTCACAATGACTGTTATGTCCGCCGCCACAGTAGTCAGACTCTATAAATCCAACCTCACCGCTACAACATGACGCATTATGACTTTCTTTTGCATCAGGTCGTTTCTTTCCCGTAATAGGATCAATATAGACTCCACAAAACTTTTTGCCACAGGACCAACACCAGGACTTACCGCAACCTGTATCAACCACAAACGCCCCGTTAGTAGGCAATCCGCAGGCGAAAATATAATTACAGGCGTTATCTTTCAGGCACCAGCGTTGGCACCAGGGACATTGTTTTGCATCACCAGACATAGTAAACCTACTCTTTATTAGATAAAGAACGTATACTGCGTTCATAACTGAGATAAATAATGCGATGGGTAATGTGTTTTAAAATACCATCGTAATGTTTCTACAACATCATTTGATACAAGTGGTAGCACATCAGTAATATCTAATAATTTTGCAGCAGTAATAAGTTTTTCAAATATATTTTTATCGCTTGTATCTTGATTAGCACAAAGCATTTGTAATACATAAAATGGAACATATGTATCAAACATATTAGATTGTATAATTTCAGGTAATGTAAACATAGATGATGTGCCTTTAAAAGATGCTAACTGTGTATTAATAATATCTTGATCTAGACCCTTTGTCTTTACTATTTCATTAAGCACAGAATCAAAGAAATGTATAGTTTCGGGTGTACTCTTTATTAATCCAAATCCGATATTACGTGTATTATCTCTCATATTATCTTTCATAAATGTTATATCATATACTTTGTATGATTCAAGATAAGACCTTAACGTTTCGGTGGTTTGTATAATAAGATCAACATCACTAAAAATAATATGTTGTTCAGGGTTTGCTTTTAAAGCGTCAATCAAACATTGTATTTTGACTGAGTTTCCTGAGAAAAAGTGGGTTGTACTGGACATATATGTATTCGAAAACGCTTCTTGTGGTACAAAGACTGGACGAAGGTCAAACCCTTTATGGGTTTCTATACAACTAGATAATATATGGTGAAATATTTCATACTTTGGGCTATATACATAATACCAAAGTATGGACATTTTATAGTTAAACAATGTTTAATTAAACAGTAATTTACGCATGCTGGACCTTATTTGCCTCAGCAAGCTCACGCTTGCGTCGAATGGCCAGGTCTTCGTCAGGAGAAAACATATCGTTGACCGGTGTGACATCATTGCCGCCATTCACGCCTGCGGATTCAACCGGGCCGACGGAAATATCACCGGCACGAACCTTTGCACCTGCTAGCCGCTCCTGCTTCGTCTTGACGTAAAACTCGTCACGCATCTGCTCATTCTCCTTGTACTTCTTCATGAGTGTGTTCAGATGGTCATCGGCGTACTCCTGGTCCGCTACATCGTGCGGCTCAGGGTCCCAGGGTAGCCAGAAACCGACCTGACCAACATAGACGTTGAATGCAGGGTCCAGCTTCTGTAGGTTCTTCGCACGACCCACGGCCTCGTTGTAGGTATCGTACACGCCGCGCACCTTGAGACCCTGAACCGTCGTCTGGAAATCGTTGGCCGCAAAGAACTCGTCCTCAAGCTTCTTCTTGTTCTTGAACAGGAACGTTTCATAGGCCTCCTGAATAGCACTCTCCTTGAACTCCTTCATCTCCGCCTTGACGTGGGCCTCAAGGTCGGCAGACGTGCCGCTGACGAGTCCAGCACGCACCTCCTTGACGGCGGCAAGGGCACCGCTGAGGTCTTCTACGTTCAGGCTATCCTTCTTGATCATCATGTTGTCCAGTGCATCCTGAACCTTGGCAACAGCCGTCTGTAGCTTGACGGCCTGACCCATAGTAAACGACTCCGTGGCCTTAATCTTATACTGAACCTCATAATCAACTAGAAACTTCTGGAAAAAATACAGGTCCTTATTCTTCAGGATCTTCTGAGGGCTTAGAAAGCTCAAACATACATAGTGCTGCCCCGGAATTTCCTTGTCAGCCTCGAGATAAACTTCTTTCTTGTCTTCCGTGTTAGCCATTTGTTTCTATACACTCCAGGCACTCTTCTCTTTAGATTTTAACGCAAGCCCGGTCATTGCGGTTTTTTTTCGCACCCCCGATTATAAGACCAAATGGACAGCTTCTCTGCCACTGAACTCCTGACGCGTGCCATTAAGTATTTCCTGGAGGGCCTCGCCGTCGCCGTGGCGATGGTGATCATCCCCCGCAAGGTCCCGAATGTTGAGGAGATCGTGGTCGTCGCGACGGTCGCCGCGGTTGTGTTCGCTATCCTCGATCTGCTGTCGCCTTCCGTAGGCTTGACAGCTCGCCAAGGGGCTGGTTTTGGCTTAGGGGCCAACCTGGTCGGCTTTCCTGCACGTATGTAAACAGTAAAATTTCAAAACTTTAAAAATTTAGTTTTCTGAGGTTCAACCTTTAAACGCTAAATCCGTCAAAATAGAGCTTTTCTATTTCTATTAATCCAGAATTTTCATGTTTGTTTACTCTTTCTATATGTTTTTGAATAGTTTCTTTTAGAACAGCCAATCGTAATTCTTTTTTGGGATTCTTACGTTTTTCTTCTTTATCTAAGAACGTATGAGGATTATATCGTATAAATATCCATTTTCCAGAATATAACATATATACATCATCATATCGCAGTATCTCATCTTTGGCATCTTTATATTTATGCTGATGTTCGTCAATTTCAATCGCAAGCATAGTTCCATTAATAATTGTTCGCAAATCAATGCGTCTACGATGAGTACAATCACAGTTATGTGTCCACAAAGGCGTATCATGAACAAACCCTAATTCTGGAAAATTTATTGATAGAAAGTCTCGTACAATCAATTCATCTGAGTTTTTCTTAATAGTAAACGTCCGTGGGTCCGTTGGAAATGCTATAGGAAAACATGTTGTACAGAATCCATCATATTTCGCCGTTCCACGTTGCTCTAATGGACAACGTCCATCAGCTCCTTTTTGACCAGGAGGACCAGGACATCGTAAATGTTCATGTCCAACATCTATCATATCAGTGGTTTTATGTATATTACATTTAGTTGCTCGCTTTCCAATGAATCCAAAGTTGGCTCTAATTTTACAATCAGCATTAGCACACATATTGCTTGAAACATCAATCATATTTTCTTGCTTATGTTCTTTACAACATATTGGTTTGTATTTTTCAAATCCATAGTAAGGTCTTTTCTTACATCCTTCAGACTTACACAGAAGATGTTTTACATCTATCATATCAGACAACTTATGAACATCACAATGCGTTGCTATACCTTTTTTTAGTCCAAATGTTGGCACAGCAGCACATCCTTTATGTATACATCGTTTCGTTACAACATTTTCCATTGACTCTGTTTTGTGTAAAGCACATAGTTTTGCCTTATTCCATTCTGTTCCAAAACTTGCGCGAGCATTACATCCCTTGTGTTCACACATTTTATGTTTGATATCAAACATTCCATCTTTCTTATGTTTAGTACAAAAGCGAGGTTTTTTATATTCAGTTCCATATAGAGCAAGTGTTTTACAATCTTTTTCTTCACAAAATTTATTAGACAAATCAATCATATCCACTTTTTTGTGAGACGCACAATAGTCCATTTTACCTCCAATAAGACCATAACTTGCTCGCACATTACATTCTTTACAATTATTATTACGCAAAGTAATCATATTTTCTGTTTTACAAGATTTACAATGAGAAGGTCGTAATGCGTCCTTATTTCCGTATGTAGGTCTATACCTACCGCATGAGCATATACTTGTTTGTGGTTTTGCTCCGTGCTCTTTTCCATGTGAAGCACAGTAAATAGGTATCATAAATTGTTTAGCAAAGGATGCTTTATGAGAACATCCTAATATTGTGCAGTAAGCCATTGCTTAATTAATTCCTTGACATGTCAATTCATTTTTCTAAACCGGAAGAACCGTCTGGATTTGGGTTAGGAGAAAAACTAAATAAATAAAAATCAAGACCCAAGTAAAATGAACGCAGACAGAAGTGCAGGTGCCCATACCCGACATGTTCGTGCTCGTGCATTAGCAGCGTATCATGCACAGAATCCTCAAAGTCGTGAGGGCGGAAAGCTTCAAAATGTTGACAGTAGCATCATTACTATTCGTCGTGAAGGTGCCGAAGCGTATACAAAACCCCAGATTGGTGCTCCTAACCTTATAGATGAGGGTTGCTGTGAACCAATCAATACAGTTATTGTTGCTGCCGTATCATGTCCTTCACAAATCACGAATTTTCTACCAGGTAATAGATTAGACATTTTTACTTTTCCTGATGGCGGCGACGGTTCACCAGGCGATCCTTATTATTTTAATGTGTCGTGGGATGCTGTTCCAAACGCAACTTCTTATACAATAACAAGTTTACCTTATGATCCAAATGTGTCTCCAGATCCAATAGTACCTACACCTACACCTGTAGATGTTATTCAGTATACCGGTGCAACAACCGCAAAAATTATTACATATTATAGTGACGATAGTAATGTATTTCGTATATTTACACTGACAGCCACTATACCTTCATGTCCTGATATTAGTTCAACGTATGGTGTCGCACCCTGTTTCTTAGCAGGCTCCCTGGTCACACTGGCTGACGAAACAACAATCCCTATTGAAGATGTGAAGGTGGGCATGGCCTTATTAGGTGCATTTGGCGAAATCAATATTGTCAAGGCATTACACCGCCCATTATTGGGCAACAATACAATGACAAAAATCAACGATGAACATAGTACGTCAAGTCACCACCCGCATATTAGTGCCGACAGGCAGTTTTACGCTGCCAAGCCTGCGGTTGTGGACAACAATACATATGGTAAATACCATACAGTCATTGATAAAGATGGCAACCAAACCGAAGCATTCCTGGATGGTCTCAGACCAGGTCGCACACAACTCCTCAAGACTGGTATCGTCCTGAAGACAGTGGACGGTAGCCGTGTTGTTCAAACAGTTGAAAATTACGAACTACCGCCAGAGACACAACTGTACAATTTAGTCATGGGTGGCAGCCATACCTACCACGTTGACGGCTATGCCGTTACGGGTTGGCCCAGTGAAAAAGATTTTGATTATGATACCTGGTCACCCAAGTAAATCATCGTCTGAATCAGTATCAATATCATCCTCTTCATCAGCACGCACAGTATCCATAGCAGGAGCCCGTTTATTAAATTCCCGTGTGACAGCCGCCTTGACCTTGGAATCCAGTGTCACGTCGCCACTTACAAACGCTGTATCTGTCAGTGCCTCCATCATATCATCGCGTGTTAAGCCGTACTCCAGTAACCTGTCAACAATCAACGAAGGAGTTTGACCGGCGGCAAACAGCCGAGCCCGCCATGTACTACGAGCATCCAATAGTCCAGTCTCGTTAGCAATACCAGTTCTACTGCGAATATCATTGTCCCAACGCATATGCTTAGAGCGTTTGGACATCTTACCCAACCACTGGGGGAAGATTTGAAACGGTGCTGGTCCACCCGCCGCTCCTGCAGCAGCAACCACAGAATTCACTGCCGCTGGCATAAGTGCCCAGGCCTGTGAGGAACGAATACGTCGGTCCAATATATCCCACATTCCAAGATGATTCGCCGAGTCTACACACCGCCCTAATTTCTCAGCATCCCCACCGCGTCCCTTTGCCGCTGCTCCTACATATCCTTCGGCCACCATTAGCGGAATCATACCAAATTCCGTAAACACCAACGAGGACCGCGTCTCTAACGGTACCCCGCCATTAAACAATTTTCCAGTCGCCGAAAAGATATCCACATTCAGCAATTCATCCTTGCTGGACACACCGCCACCCGCAGCAAATTGTAGGAAGTTCAATATATGCCGAATATCATTGCCAGTTTGTTCACACAACGTGACCAGTTCCTCTAACTTTATCTTGAGTCCCTGCTTTGCTACGACTGTCTTCATAAGACGCTTGGCAATCATGTCGGCACGTGGTCTATGAAATCGCACGTCAACGCAGACCGATACAAGCGGACGCATACGTGGGGATGTAGCACTCTTTTCATTAGCAATACAAATCACAGGAAACACACACATACGCAATACACGAGCCAACTCACCAATACCACCGCGGTCGCCGCGGCTCATTCCGTCAACTTCATCCATAATCACAACACGTCGTTCACCAACATGGTGGGATCCAGCCGCCTCTTCAAACCATTTGCGTACAGCACCAGCCGACCGTTCATTGCTAGCATTCAGTTCAATCACAGTATAACCACAGACCTCAGCCACTAGATGAGCCACGGTTGTTTTACCAATACCAGGCGGCCCTGTTAGCAACGCACCACGACGTCCTGCCGTTGACCAACCAGTCAGCCATTCGCATAGACCCTTAATCGCCTCGCCGTGACCAATCACGTCCACAAGTGCCTTTGGCTTATATACATCTGCCCAAAGGTCATACGACGGCAGCGTCAGCGATGATACAGCTACCAACGGAATCTTATGTTCGACGGCCATCTTATATTTCCATTGTCCTTCAGCACCATCACCACATACCAATGCCGAAATACGTGGAGACCATGGCACAACCTTAATCTCCAAGGAAGAAATATAGGAAAGAAGCCGACCCCTGTCGGGTATAACACCCGTAAGGGCAACAGTAGATTTAGATATGAGAGGCATACTATCATAATTCATGATTATGTATTAAGATAGTTCAATTTTTTATCAAACACTTTACGCCGGTGGGGGCACCTGGGCCCAGGGGTGCGTATCCTCGGGTTCAGGCCAGCCGCGACCGGTCATATCGCCAGGGTAGCCTTTGGCACGCAACTGGGCCTCCTGATTATCAAAGAGCGGCATCTGTTCGCGTCCAAAATAATACATGGCACGACCGGTGCTATCAGGAGTATCCAATTCAGGACGCATGGGTGCAGGGGCACCGCTAATCCAACGATAGGGAGCTGCCGTATCGTTAATCCAAAGGTTTGCCTGAAGTGTCTTTGTAGCACCTGTCTTACCATCCTTTGTATAGGATAAAAACTCAATTAACGGCGGCACGTAGATCGAACCAAGTCCAGAAAAATAACCAGCAGGAATTCCCTTAAGTTGAACAGTAAAGGAGCCATCATTAGATTCAACTCTACCTTGGTTGGGTGTGTTGCTCATAGCAATATCCTTATTAGGATAAGGTTGACCGGCACCAGAAAAGCCAATACCGCGAGTTACGGGGGCAGCAGCACGCCACTCTATTGTTTGCTGCACTGAACCAAATCCTGTAATACGCCCTGTAACAGTTACCGAGCCGTCATTTGGATTACGGCGTACGACACCTTCAACACCGTTGCCTGTAGAGGGGTGCTCCATATCTATGTTTGATACACAAATTATCTTTATGTATCAGATATACGAAATTATTAATATCTTTACTCGCGCGGTGCAGAGTAAGGATGCGACTTTGCAGAGCCACCGTAGATAGATGTATCACCCTTGACAGTCCACGCGGTTTCAGGGTCATCAATCGCACACTTAGAGCCAATGCGAGGAGCTTCACGCGGGAATGTAAGAGGAATCTTTGGCACAGATATATCCGATAGTTCCTGGGGCTTATCAGCAGCATCGGCAGCAGAGGGAATATAGATGCGGCCTGTGCCAATGCCCTGGAAATTGCCGGGGATGGTCTTACAACCCTCCCATGTACAGACACGCTTGTATAATTCGGGGACCATGGTATCTACGCAAGACACAGCAGTTGCCTTACGATTATTCATGGTACGAGCAGCAGCCATGAGTTCGTCAGCACCGTGAATCATGCGAACACGGGCCTCGTTATCGCCCCACGCCTGAGCAGCCGCAGTAGGATACTGAAAGCAACGAGGGCGATAGTCAGTAACAATACGACCATCGGCCATACGAGCAGGGGAACCCGTCTTGGAATAGTGAGGATCCGTTGTCGTAAAACAGGCATCGCCTGCCACGTTCGGTTTAACCGGAGCATAGCTTAGCGAACTCATCTCTTTTTGTTATCGTGAAAATTATTTCATATTTTCAACGTTGTTTTGATTTATGAGAGGTCAATTGTAGATGATGTTGGCGGAAACACATCGGCAGCATCGGCAAGAGGGTTTACAGTAGCAGCATTACGTAACGCATCGATGAGTGCCTGCTTACGAAGATGTGCAGCACCGGCAATACCACGCTGTTCGCCAAGACGCCGTAGCTCCTTAAGTGTCATGACATCAAGTGCGTTGCTGGAACTAGCAGGCGATGTCTGTTCAACGCCGCTGCCAACGCCACCGGGCTGTAAATCGTCGGCAGGCATAGGTGCAGGAGCATCGGATACAGTCGTATCCATGGGCACAGGTTCAAGTGGCCCAGATGAAATGATTTCTACGTCACCATCGTTATTATCCATGTTGTTAACTTGTTCGTGTAGTTCCTGGTGAAGGTCTTCTTCACTGGCAACAGACTCAGGGGCTGGAGCATAGGCGGGCACAGAATCATTCGTCTCTGAACCAGCACCTCCAAATCCTGTCATAGGTTGATTGTAACTATCCGGGGCCGATGCAAGATGACCTAACTGTGTCTTCATCTCAAACACAATATTCTCAAGTAAATTCATTTTGCGTTGCATGTACTGATTTTGAGTCCAGAACCAATAGACAACGCCAAGTATAAGGACTGTCATACACAGGGCAACATAGAAGGTATCGGACAATTGCATCTCTGATGGGGTCCCAAAGGTTTAATTTATGTCTTAAACGCAACGTTCATTGCCGGGTGAAGACTTTACGAGTAAACCACG